CTATTAGAAAAAACGATTCGGCTTTATTTGAGCCGTACCCCACCCATCTGTCTGTTGTTTGCTAGGGTGTGATACCCCACCCCGGCTTAATGAATCCTGTCCGGAATTGTAGCTTTGTTCCCTTCTTACTGTTGCAGGCCCGGCAGAGTAGGCGAAGGTTACTTAGGTTGTTTTCAGGCTCCCCGGTGATACTTGCAGGGATGATGTGGTCGACCGTGGCGTCCGGTCCTTCGACTGGGTTGAGACAGCCAGCGCAGATATGGCCGTCGCGCTCGAGTATTGCCTGGCGGATTGTGGTGCGCCATTCTTTAGTCTGTAGATCCTTGCGCTTGCTTGCCATTAGACGATTCCCATTCTTGCGAATTGTCCCTTCGGTTTGGTGGTGAAGGTTAGGACGCCGCGGCGACCGACTGCACCTTGCTTCTGTTTGAACCAGGTCGACTCTTCTTCTAGTGCTGGTACGCAGACGATTAGCCTGTCCCGCCTGGATGATATTTGGAACTCGTGTTCGTGGCCGTGTAGCAGGATGTCTCCGACGCTTGCTGGTTGATTGTTGAAGGTTTGCTTCTCCCACCATTCCATCGCTTTGCCACGAGCCCACTGGTGGCCGTGGATCAGGATGAAGTTTGTGCCGTTGACGTCGAGCACTAGGTGGTCTTGGTCTTTGCCTGGCACATAGATTGAGACGTGACCATAACGTGCCGCGTTCAGTGATATCGCTTCAGCAACAGCAATCGCCGACTCTGTAGCGTGTCCGTCGCTCGAGTCAGTCGCTTGGAAGCGTTGGATGTCATCGTGATTACCGTTGACAATACCCACAGCAATAGACGGTGCTTCAATGAAGGCGTCGATAGTCGATAGCAACATTCGTCGAAACACTCGTAACTGCTCGCTGATGGTGAGGTCTGACCGGTAGAAGTTGCGGCCGCCTTGCGACTGGTTTCCTTCGATGTGGTCTCCGAGCCCCGCAATAAGGACACTAGGGCGTCCAAGTCGCGTCCAGTCTGCTCTGGCGTGAGCCAGGCTCTCCGTCCACGCGGTAACGATTCCGGTGCTGCCATGTGCGTCTACCTTCCCGAGTTGACTGTCTCCCATAGCGAAGACGTAAACCTCGTCTGTTTTGTTGTCGACCTGTTTGCCTGGCTTTTTGTTGACCAGTTTGAGCAGCTCGTCGATGTGGTTTTGTTTGCTGTTTGTGCGGGTGATTCTGAACGTGTAGGACCACGCGCCGCGGGTTACTGCTGGGGTTTTGCGTCCGGTGTCGTCGTAAGGTTCTTCTCGATACCAGGCGTTCGGGTTGTATTTTGACGCGATCATGACCGCGCTGTGGCCGTCGGGGATTATGCCGCCTTTACCGAGGATGAAGTCGTGTAGGTGTTGCTGGTCTCCTAATGCTGCTCCCGTGGTGGCTGTGACGATTGACTCGGTTCCGGTGGCGTCCCATTCTTGGCTGAATACCACAGACCCGCGGCGGTCAGGAGCCGCCGCAGGTTGTGGTGTGTTCAGCAGGTCTTCAAGCATCCGGGCGCGAGTCCAGAAGTAAACGGTCAAGGATGGCCTGGACGCCTTTGAGCTGCGTGATCATGCTGTCGATGGTGTCGATAATTTCGTCATGGTTTTCCATGTAATTCCCTTTCGCAGTGTTGACATTCTCGTGCTCGATGTGAGCGTATGGATGATTCTGCTGATGGACAGCCTATGCTCTTGAGCACTTTAAATATGTGCCTTGTGGGTAGCTCTGGGTTTCCCATCGCTTTGACGACTGCTTGATAGTCGTCTTCTTTGAGCGATAGTAGCCAGGGTCCGAACTTGCAGACGCGACCGTTTTCGGGTGGGACGTCTGCTAGTTGTGCGGCGAGGTCGCGGTTCACAGGTTGACCACAATCAGGACCGAGATTGTTGTGCCGATTGCCCAGGCGATGATTCCGATTAGGTATCGGTGTTGGAAGGCCCGGCGTCGGTACATTCTCATCTTGTACGAGGTGGCCATTAGAAGGGAGCCGGTCCGTCGTTGGCTGGCTGGTCCCATGACCCGGAGACGTCTGGGGACGCTTCGCTGGCCGCTTTGAGGACTTTGACCTGTGACTTGTTTATGTTGAGGTCGACGTAACGGTTCCCTTGTGGTGTGAGCCAGTCTGTGCCGTCCTGGTTCTTCGCAATTTTTGCGCTGTGTTCGCCGATTACTTCGACTGTGGATCCGAAGGCTGGGATGGTGTTGACTTGCCACACCTTCCACTTCTTCTCGATGATGTATTCGCTGGTTTTGATGGACTCGATAAGTACGAATCCATTATTTCCCAGCGGTTTGTCAACTGTGCCTTCTACTTTGACTGTTGCCATGTTGCTGCTCCTTTTTTCTTCCAGCGCAGTTTACGCGCTTTGGCTTGTGCGGCCTTCCGCCGGTGCGTGGGCCATTCGATTCTGATGGTGTTGTTCTTGCTCACCTTACTTCTCCGTACCGACGTCCGTATTCGACGACTTCTTGATAGTTGTGGTTTCCGAGGTTGCTGGTTGCTGCCAGGTATTCGGCGAGGTGTCCGAATCCGAGGATGTGTCCCCGGACGTATTCGCGGACGAGATGCTCTCGATCACCGTCGTTGATGACGTTGACCTTTTGCAGCTCGTTGAGTAGGTGCTTCATCGCTCCTACTAGCTTCGGGTTTTTTTCGTTCACTGTGGATCCTTTCTCCATTCGTGGTGTTGCCAATAGTAACAGGTTGCGCATTGGATTACGACTTCGCTGTGTTCTTGGCACTTTGGCGCGTCGCGGGCCTTCGGCCTGGCGGCGTCGCCGGTTTCCTCTGTTGATATTTCTAGTGAGGGGTCCGGCGCTCGGGCGGAGCCCGCGCCGGCCCCGAACGTATTTGTTGTTATTTGTTCCTTATCTATTCGGCGGACATGGGTGTCCGCCCTTTGGTGTTCCATATGTCCGCCCTTTGTGTCGTAAATGTCCTCCCCCCCCCGGACATGGGTGTCCGCCCCTGACAGGTCAATAACGTACTTATTTGTCCCTTTGAGACCCGCCTGGCGCACAGTTTTTAGGACGCCTTGTATCTCGAGCTCGCGGATAATTCGGCGCGTGTGCCGGACGGACGCACCCGCTTTTATTGCGATCGTGGTGACGCTCGGCCAGGCGGCGTTACCTTTGGTGTCGTTCACATAATCCGCCAGGATCACCAAGACAAGTTTGTGCATACCGTCGACCCGCTCGGAAGAGATAACGCTTTTGACTAGGCGGAAGCTCATGCGGCCGAGCTCGGAAACAGGTTCTCAAAGGTTACACAGGCCTGGCATATCTCGAGCAGGCTGTCATTGTGCTCTTCGATGTGCTGTGCATTGAGCAGGTCGATAATGCGTAGTCGCTCGGCCTTGACGCCCATGAGGTAATACGGGTGAGCTGCGAAGTGTTGTAGTCGGTCGTCCATCGTTCTCCTAAATGGAATCCCGCCGGAGACCTAGCCATCTCCGGCGGGAAGTTTATAGGGTGAGGCTAGTCACTCGTATCATAGTCCAGCTGGTGACGGACTATCACGATTGTTTGTAGATTTTCACCTGGGTATTTTGACGCGGTTAGTTTGTAGACCTGGTGATCGCCGGACATAAATGCCCGGCCACGTTGCAGACCGTCTAGGACGCTCTTTGCCAGGTTGTCGACGTCTTGCTTACCGTGGCGGTCGGTTGCGAAGTAACAGAAGACCTCGAGGTTGCCTTCGAGCTCTGTGGCCCCATACTTCTCGTACCAGGCGTTAGCCACCGTTATTTCGTAATCGACTGTTGTCTTCGGTGTGTAGACGCCACCGTTACGCGCCATGCGCGGCCTGCCCTTCGGGACTGGTCGACCTGGCACTGTAATCGAGTAGTGTTTATCCACCTAGCTCTTTTTTGCGGGCCGTAAACTTGTCGATTAGTTTCGTAGCGTCGCCGGAATCGGTCGCTCGAGACCAGAGATCCGTAAGCTCTGCAAGGCTTGACGCGCTTTGTACCTGTTCTGCAGTCACTTGTGCGGCTTTTGTTGCCCTCTGCACCTTTGCCATCTCTTCTCTCGACGGACGCTTACCCTTTGGGGAGAAGGCTCCACCGAGCAGGCTAATGCTGCGGCCCGTCGCTGACGTCGTGCAGTTTTCGACCCACGACGTTTTATTGACCGGACTAGCGTCTTTTACCTCATGGGCCAAGTCGACACAGGTCGGAAGAGTGTCGTCTGCTTTTAGGTAGATAGAACATTCGACGATAATGCTGGTCTCGTCGATGTGAATCATTCTGTTGACGATACGCGACTCGGGATAAGTCGCTTTCAGAAGGTCGATACGCTCCTGGACTGTCTGATAATCCGCGAGATTAAAATGTGCCATTATGTTCTCCTAGTAATGGGTCGGCCGGAACAGTTGCTCGGCTTCTTTGTAGTGGTTGTAATCGGTGGCGAATCGCTCGGCGACCTTGACCAGCTCGTCGATCATAAAGTCGTCGCGCTGGATAATAAGAATCTTTGGGTCGAGCCAGGCGGGGACGAACTCGCCCGAGTCTGATTCCATACGCAACAGCCAGGCGAATACGCAGCTCGTAGCACCAGTAACGTACATCTGCCACTGAACCTGTCGCCGGTACTGAATCGGTATGTCGGCGGGGATTACACCACGCTCGAGACCTTTATCCCAGTCCGTCCCGGTCGTCTTTACTTCTGCAATAACAGACCAGTCAGGATTAAGACCGTCTGGTGTGGCCAGGTGACGCTCTTGCTCTTCTGCCCGGATAAGCCAGTCGTTATGTTCTATCTCGTGCTCCGGTGGAATTGACTGCACGA